GGTGTAAACAAGGCGGGACGATTAACCCGTGATGAAGAAGATAAGCTGTCAAAGGATGACCCTGACTATCTAAGGTCACGTGCTGTTGTTTGTAATCAGGTAATCTATGCCAAGATTAGCGGAACATTTAAGGATGCTGATGGTGTGGTCACAGAGATTGCTGATCAGCCTATTGTTTCATACTTCAAACGTTCTGGCTACAAGCCTATTGGTGACTTCATCGATAGCTTGGCAAAGCAAAAGAAACTGATGCAGAAGTGTTCTGTTTCGCTGACCACTCACAAACACAAGAATGGCAGTGTGACGTACTGGACTCCTGTCCCTGCGTTAGAGGGTGAAGTTAGCATCACAGATGAAGACAAGAAGCTAATGACAATGTTCGCTGAAACTGTAAAAGGTCACAATGAAAACATTATGAATCAGAACCGTGAAGCTATGAAGCTGATCGCTGATGATGATGACGTTGACTTAGCAGCGGATTTTGATAATGCTAACGCTGCTTAAAATACAAGACCACATGAGTAACGCTTTGCGGGGGGAAACTACTGTCTCCCCGCAAGCAGTTAAAGACTTTGCTGAAGAGTGTACTGAAGCAGCAGAGCGACAACTCGTTCGTCAACGGGGTGATTTTCGTATTCGTATGTCAGGTCTTGGTCGTCCTCTTTGCCAGCAGGTGCTGGAGAAGAAGGGCATCAAGGAAGACATGGAGTACAACACCCTGTTCCGATTTATGTTTGGTGACCTGACAGAATCAATCCTTATGCTTATAATGAAAGAGGCTGGGGTGGGTATTGTTGACTACCAACGAGCCGTTCAGTTGCAGGTAGGAGACACACTGGTCAACGGTACTCTTGACGTTATCATTCGTGATGAATTGGGAGTAGAAAAAGTGTGGGATGTTAAGTCAGCAAGTGACTGGGCATTCAACTACAAGTTTACTGGTATGAACGGCGGCTACGACAAACTAAAAGAGGATGACCCCTTTGGCTATGTCATGCAGGGGTTTCTTTATGCGGAAGCTACAGGCTTACCGTTTGGGGGGTGGATTGTTGTTAACAAGTCTAGTGGTATGGTGGCTATTGTTGAAGTGCCGGATTGGGCGCAGGATGATAAAGAAGCCTATCTAAAAGATGCAGAAGAACGAGTTAAGTTTCTTACTAACCCTGATGTAGAACCGTTTGTTCCGTTCAAGTCAGAGTTTGAAACTTACAAGCGCAGCGGTGAAGTCATACGAACAGGTAACAAGGTTTTGCCCAGACAGTGTAACTTGTGTGGATACAGATCACACTGTTGGCCTGACGCTATTCTGCATGGTAAGGTTACTTCCAAAGCAAAGTTTCCACCTACGGTATGGTATGACAAACTTAAAAATAAGGAAATGTAAAGATGCCGTACCTATTTGTAAAAGACTATGAGGTAGAACTCATGGAGCTAAACAGTGACCTTAGTCATGTGTATATAGAGTCCAGCAATGCCACTGGGGGAGAACGCAGGGTAACTCGTTTGCGGTTACACAATAAGGGACTGCCTCTAACTCTGGTTAATCATTATGGTACGGATGGTCACCTAGTCTCTGACACAGAAGCACGAGACATAAAGAAGGTAGAGACTGATCTACAACATATTAGTAGAACGTCATTTTCAGGAGCGTATGTATGTGTGCCGATGCACCCTTTGACAAAAGAACTTACCAACATAGAAAAGTATTCACCCAAACTGGCAGGGTACCTAGAAAAAAGATTAATATCAATAGGGGTAACCTTTTGAATAACAAGGTAAAATATAGGTCTAAGTTTGAACTCAACTTAGCACGGACTCTAGTATCCAAGAACGTAACATTCTTTTACGAACAGGATAAGTTTGAATACATACCTGCCCCTCGACACTACACCCCCGACTTTTACTTCCCAGAAACAAACATCTACGTAGAAGCTAAAGGTCACCTAGATAAGGGCGACAGAGTGAAGATGGTATTGATGAAGAAACAACATCCTGAGTTAGATATTCGGTTTGTCTTTATGAATGCCAAGAATAAGATTTACAAGGGTAGCAAGACGACGTATGCTGCTTGGTGTGCAAGATACAACTTTGAGTGGGCCGAAGGGTCTATCCCTATGGAGTGGGTAAAAAAATGACCGACGATGTTGAAATACAAAAACAGGTAGAGATGATGTCCCTTTTACCAGACAGATACTACATCATACTTAAGCCCCTTGACGGAGAGAACTTTACCCTGACTGCCTATGATACAACGGATAAAACCTACGAGGATGACTCAGACTACAATCCGGCTATGGTTATACAAGAGGGTATAATGGAAACGGTTAGAGAAGACCTTGAGGATGTGTATGATAAGGGTGCAGCATCAATACAGTTTAAGATTGCTGCAGAGTCCATGATTGAAGAAGTAGAAGAAGAGTTGAAGAATCAGTACTGTGACAATGTTGTAAAAGTTAATTTTGGAAAGAAACAATGAGACATGAAGAATTTATGAAGAATCAAATGGATAGCCCCCAAATGAACTCGTGGAAGAACTGGGCAAATTCTGTGCCTAGTCAAGAAAGTAAAGTAGATAATGTTAACAAGCCGCCACACTATAATCAAGCAGGTGTCGAGTGCATTGAGGCAATCCAAGCGGCGACAGACAATGGATTTGAATACTACCTGCAAGGAAACATCATCAAATACCTCTGGAGATACCGTTACAAAAACGGAGTTGAAGACCTCAAAAAAGCACAGTGGTACCTAACCAAACTAATCGAAACAAAGGGAGAATAAAAACATGAACAACATGTTGCCAACACCATACCAACAATTCATTCACAAATCACGTTATGCTCGTTGGCTAGACGATGAACAGCGCAGGGAAAACTGGGATGAGACTGTATCCAGATATATTAGCTTTATGGATAATCATGTGTCTGATAAGCACAACTATAAGCTTTCTGATTCATTAAGAAACGAACTTGAAGATGCAATCTTAAGTCTAAAGGTTATGCCGTCTATGAGGGCAACGATGACTTCAGGGCCAGCGTTGGCTCGTGACAATATCTGCGGGTACAACTGTAGTTACATCCCAGTTGATAGCCCTCGTTCATTTGATGAGTGCATGTACATATTGATGTGTGGCACTGGTGTTGGCTTTAGTGTGGAGAGAGAGAATGTTGACAAATTACCTGTTGTATCTGACAATTTTAGTACTTCTAGCACCGTAATTAATGTAGCAGATAGCAAGCCGGGATGGGCTAAAGCCTACCGTGAACTGGTTGCGCTGCTTTACGCTGGGCAGGTTCCCTCTTGGGATACCTCTGCTATTCGCCCTGCAGGTGCGCGGCTAAAGGTCATGGGGGGTAGAGCTAGTGGTCCCCAGCCGTTGATTGACCTGTTTAACTTTACCATAGAAATATTCAAGAAGGCTGCTGGACGCAGGTTGTTTCCTATTGAGTGCCACGATCTCATGTGCAAGGTGGGCGAGGTAGTTGTTGTGGGTGGTGTTCGCAGGTCAGCCCTGATTAGTCTGTCTAATCTGAACGATGATCAGATGCGCCACGCCAAAGCTGGGCAGTGGTGGGAGACAGAGGGGCAACGTGCGTTGGCTAATAACTCTGTAGCCTACAAGACAAAGCCTGAGATGGGTACCTTTATGCGTGAGTGGCTTGCCCTGTACGACAGCAAGTCAGGTGAGCGTGGTATGTTTAATCGTGAGGCTGCTGAGAAACAGGTTGCTCGTAATGGTAGACGAGAGACAGGACACATGTGGGGTACAAACCCCTGCAGTGAGATAGTCCTACGCCCATACCAGTTTTGTAATTTGTCAGAAATAGTTGTCCGTGAAAATGACACACTAGAGTCACTTAAACACAAAGTTAAACTAGCTACCATTCTTGGTACCATGCAGTCTACCCTGACTGACTTCAAGTATCTTAGAAAAGTGTGGAAGGATAACACAGAAGAAGAAAGGCTGCTTGGGGTTTCTTTAACAGGCATCATGGATCACCATGTCTTGTCCAAGAATGTTGACAGTAAGATATGGTTGCAGGAAATGCGTGACGTAGCGGTGGAAACAAACCGTGAGTATGCGGAGTTACTTGGTATACCTGTCAGTGCAGCAATTACCTGCGTCAAGCCTAGCGGAACTGTTTCGCAGCTTACAGACTCTGCTAGTGGTATCCACGCACGACACAACGATTACTTCATTCGTACTGTTCGTGGTGACAACAAAGACCCCTTGACACAGTTTCTTGTAGATAGTGGCGTACCTGCTGAACGAGATGTAATGAAGCCGGACAACGTAACAGTCTTCAGCTTCCCAATGCAGTCTCCCAAAGGAGCAGTTACCCGCACACAAACTACAGCCATAGAGCAACTTGAGTTGTGGAAGACCTACGCTATACACTGGTGTGAGCATAAGCCGTCCATTACTGTGTCTGTAAAAGAAGAGGA